AACAGAAGGCAAATATAAATCAGCACTAGCACAGAACTTAGGAATGAACATTGCACAATATGAAAGAAATATGGAAGCAATTCAGTTCGGACAAGAAGCACAATCTACTTATGTGCAACCACCTAATCCTGCATTGTTGTTTGCAACGTCAGCATTAAATGTTGCTAACACATATTACAGTTTGGAATTTCAAAAAGAACAGAATGGTCTTTTAACTAATAAAGATAAAACAGGACAAACTAATTCTGTTTCTAGTGGAGTATGGACATAATGGCTAGAAGAACACCTGAATTAAATCTTACACCTGAATTACCTGAAGTAGTTTCTTCAGATTTTAATTTATTCTTTAGACCACAAGTAGCACCACAAGATGAAAGTGTTCAATTGCTTACAAAAGCTATGGATAATTTTGTCAATGACGCAGGTACAAAATTAGTAATTAGTTCTGAAAGAAAACTTAAAAAAGAAGAAATAGGTAAAGCTAAACAAGATTATTTAGAGAATAAGAAAAAGTTTAGAGACGCTGTTAAAGATGGAACAATAGATAAAACAGCTAATCCTTATTACATTGAAGAATACAAAAGATTAACTCTTAATGATTATGCTAGTAAATTTATAGATAGATTTACTAAAGAATATAAATCAAATGGTATTGTAAAAGATTTAAGAGAAGGTGCTTTTAATGATTTTTATAAGTCACAATTAGAAGCATATATAAAGGAAATCAATTTAGGTCAGTTTGAAGCTACAGAATTAGAGAATGGGTTTTTCAAAGAAACATCTTCATTTAGAGCAATATTAGAAAACAATCACAGACAAGCACAATTAAAAGAGTTTGATAAAAACTTTAATGAAAAAGTAGAAAACAGAATTTATGGAATACTAGAAAAATTTAAAGATTTTGAAAATTCACCACTTGGTGATTTTGATGATGGTATTTCTAAATACAAATTCTTAGGTCAAAAAATACAAGATGAAATAGGTAAACTTGTAGATGTTGGTGATGGTGATGTGACTGACAGAATATTACAAGGTTTAGAAAAGTTTGTAGTCACAACTAGAGATTACGAATATGCAAAACAAATAATATCTAATCTTCCACAATTTATTGAAGGCGGTACAGGTAAGTTTGGTGACATTGGTAAAGTTAAAATGAAACAAGAAGAACTTATGACTTTACTTATTCAAAACCAAGAATTGAAAGAAAGTAATGATATTAAACTTAGAGAAACACAAGATAAAAAAGAATTTGTAAGCACATATGATTTCTTAGTTGAAAATGCAGATGACCCAACATTTAATATTACAGAATTTAGAAATTCAGCAGATAGAACTATTTCAGAAACAAAAGCTGTAGATACATTTATAAAAGACCAACAGTTTGACGGTGGTAATTCTGATAACCCACAAGCTGTTAATGATATATTTAAATTATTAGATGATGATGAATATGAAAAAGCAGAACAATTAGCTAGAACATTATTTAGAAACGGAGATATAAGAAAGTCTACTTATAATAGTTTAATTACTTCTGATATTCCTAATCACAGAAACTTTAAAAACAAACCAGTATTTAGTAATGAAGTTTACCAAAATACTATTTCAGGATTAAATTCAGTATTATCAAGTAGTGCAAAGTACGGTGACAAACTTCAGGCAGGTATAGCTAAGTCATATATCCAAAAGAAGATGTTAAGATGGTACAAAGAAAATAGAACTCAGAAGAAATACACAGGTGATAACGGAGAGTTTTTATCAGAAGAATTTGAAAATGCTTTCGTAAATCAATTCAACAACATTGTTGAAGTAATGAAGGTTGCTAAGAAACCTGATGGTTCTAGTCTATTTCCTGCACTTCAGTTTGACCAAACTTCATCATTCGGTGAAGTTGAAGGTATCTTAGACAAAGACTTAAAGAAATTAATAAATAAATAGGAGTATATAAGTGGCAATAATTAGAAAAGCACCTAATGGTGAACTTGTGACATTTCCTGACGGAACTTCCGAAGATGAAATAGCACAGACACTTTACTCAGACCAATATAAAGACCAAAACAAAGGTATATTAGCTGACACGCCTGACGCATTAAAGAATAACTGGGTGTTCGATACTTTTGCAGTTGCACCTTATGAAGGTGCTAGAAAAGGTATCAATAGTGCAATGTCACTAACAGAGGATTTAGGTGACACTTTAGGAGAAAAGACAACACTTGGTGGATTTAGATACGGTAAAGACGCTGAGAATGGTCTTGTTCAATACGTTCCATATGAAGACGCTATCAAAGATTTAGAACAAGGTAAAAAAACTTACGGTATTCTATCTCCGATTACAGGTGCTATTGGTGTTAAAGACGCTTACAATATTAAAGGTTTCTTCTATGACCCAACTAATCCTGATAACAATGACCATACAGAAGGTGCAGTAGCTAACCTTGTAGAAGGTGTCACTCAGTTTGTAGTTGGTTTTAAAGGTATAGATAAATTATTTAAAGTTGCCAAAGTAGGTAAAGCACAAACTACTCTTGGACAATTTGGACAGATTTCAGCAAAAGGGGCAGGTGCAGACTTTGTAGCATTTGACCAAAATTCAGGAAGACTTACTGACTTATTAGCAGAATACGCACCTGAAACAGTTGATACTTATTTCGGTTATTTAAAATCTGACCCAACTGATACTTGGTGGGAAGGAAGATTTAAAAATGCCTTAGAAGGTTTAGGTATTGGTTCTTTAGCAGAAGTTGCTTTTAGAAGTGCTAGATTTGCAAAAGCATTTAAAGAAGACAAACTAAATACTAAAGTTGCTAAAGAAGACGCAGAATATTTAGAAAAGACTAATGGAACACTAGAAGAAGTAGGAAATAGATTAGATGAAGCGACAACTATTTCTGAAAAAATGCAACTTCTCAATGACGCACTAGACGCAGGTGACCCATTAAAATTTAAAATAAGCAAAAAGATTACACCCACACAACAAATTAAAATAATTAATGAAAGTGTAAAAAAAGGTTTAAGTAGAAACTTTGAGAAATGGCAGAAGGGTGATTTAACTTCTGAAGAAGCATTTAATGTACCTGAAGGTTTTATAAATTTAGAAACATTTAAAGGTACATATAATCCTAAAACTAAAAAGTTTGAAGGTGGTCTTTCTTTTGAAGGATTAAAAACATTTAAATTATTCTATGACGCTGTTTCTAAAGTAAATAAGAAATTAGATAAAAAGATAACTGATGAAGCAGTTAGAAGAAAAGCTATCAATGATTATGGTGGTGATGTAAATAAAGTATTCCAAGATTTCTCTAAATTTGCAGATGATGTTGAAGGTACTTCAAGTCTAATCTTTGCACACGAAGTTGCTTACACTTCTTTGCTTAACGCATTTCCTAGATTTATTAGACAATACAAAATGGGAAGTCGTTCTAAAGCAGATATGCAGATGATGATGTTTATGTTGGAGAATATGACTACCAATGCAAAAAGAGTAAGAAGTGCTAGTGGTCGTAATTTAAGAATTTACAATCTAACTAAAGATGAGTTCTTTCAAAGTAAATATATAGAAGAAGAATTTGTTAATGCTAAAAATGCTTACCTAAATTTTGGTGGTGGAGAAAAAGCATTTGATGAATTTTTAGAAAGATTATCAAAATCAGATAATCCTACAGCAGGTCGTAAAGTAATTAACTATGCTCTAAGAAATAGATTATGGAATGTTGCTAACGAAGTATGGATTAATGCTCTTTTATCTTCTCCTAAAACTCAATTAGTCAATGCTGTATCAAACGGTATGATGGGTTTGATGAGACCATTAGAAGACGCTATTGGTAATAAGGTTTCAGAATTAATTTCATTTAAAGATTTAGAAAAAGCTAAAACATACAATAGAGGATTTAACGAGAGTATTGAAAGATACGCAGGTATGGTTGAATACTCAGGTGACGCTTTAAAGTATGCTGTAATGGCTTTTAGAAACGGTGAGTTAGTTTTACAAGCTAAAGACGCAGGGGCTTCAAAATTAGATACTGCTACAGAAAAAGCTATCAAAAATAAATTAGTAGGTAATATTGTTAGATACCCCTCTAAGTTTCTTAATGCAGGTGATGAGTTCTTTAAACAAATTAACTATAGAGCAAAATTAAAATCACAAGCATTTAGAGAAGCTAGAAAAGCAAATATTACTGGCAAGAGAAATATTAAAGCATACGTTGATGAATACATAAGACAAGGTTATGACGAAAGTGGTCTTAGAGGTGTCAATGAAGAAGCAATGAAGTATGCTGAAGAAAACACTTTCACAAATGAATTAGTAGGTTTCACAGATAAGTTTTCTGATTTAGTTAATACTTATCCATTCCTAAAACAATTCTTTCCGTTTGTTAAAACACCAACAAACATTGCTAAAGCTATAGCAGATAGAACACCTTTAGCATTTTTATATAGACACCAAGATTTATTTGGTCGTTCAGGTGACCCAGTAGCTATTGCAAAAGCTAGAGGTCAATTAGCAGTAGGAAGTATTATTTTAACTGTAGCTTATCAACTTGCTATGCAAGGTAAGATTTCAGGAAGAACAGGTGTCAAAGGTGATGAACCTATTGATGTATATAAAGACGCTGAAACATTAAGATTAAAAAAGTCAGCACTTAAATTTAGACCTTACTCATACAGATTTGATAGTGGCAAACAATTACCTTTTGGACAACTAGACCCATTTGGTGCTTTGTTTGGAATAATGGCAGACTTCGTACAAATACGTGACCGTATGACTGAAGAAGAAATTGAAAGATTTGGTGCAGATATGCAAATGGTTATGATGTCTAATGATGGTAAGAACCCATTAGATTTAGGACAGAAGACACAAATATTTGCAGGTTCAGCATTTGAAGCAGTTAAGAGAAATGTATTTAGTAAAACTTATCTAAGGGCTTTAGCAGATATTGTAGAAGCATTTAATACTGAAGACGAAAGAAAACTCGAAAGATATATGTCTCAGAAAATTGGTAGCTTCGTTCCTAACGTAGTCACTAAAATTGTTAATGACCCATTCTATAGAGACGCTACTACAATATTAGAACAAGTTAAAAATAGAACGGGTTTTGGTACACCATCTTCACCAAGATATAATGCTTTAGGTGAAGCACATAAAGATAGCGATAGTGTATTAACAAGATTTATTAGAAATGCAGTTAATCCTTTAGCTACAACTAAATTAGCTGATGACCCAATTGCAAAAGAGATTGTTAGGTTAGGTGTCGGTCTTAGAGGATTTGAAAAATACAATAACTTAGTTGAATACCCACAATATAAAAAAGGTAAGGTTTCAGCTTTTGACAGAATTAATCAATTACTTTCTACAACAAGTATTAACGGTAAAACTTTAAGACAAGCATTAGAAGCAGAAATTCAATTAGATAGTTATAAAAATATGTCTGAACCTATTAAAGTTGGAAAAGGTATTTCTGATGATGGTGGAAAAGTACAACGATTAAAATTTATTATTGAACAATACAAACAAGAAGCAATGAGAGAATTTGAAGGTGAAAAGAAAGATTTCATTTTTACTGAAAATAAAAATCTTTCATTAAAACAAGCTGAGAAAAATCAAAGTGATAACAAATATGAAATCACAAGAGATAGACAGATTAATACTAAAATTAAATTAAAACCTTTAATTAATTTCGGAAACCAATAAAATATGCCAACATACTACGCCCAAGTTTCCTATACAGGAAATGGCTCTACTACTACTTACGCTATTACTTTTAACTTTCTAGATAGTACTCACGTAAAAGCGTTTATAGATGGAGTTGAAACAACAGCATTTACTATTTCATCTTCTAATCTTACTTTCACAACTGCACCTGCAAATAATGCTACTATTAGAATAGAACGTCAAACACCTGTAGATAGCAGATTAGTTGATTTTACTGATGGTTCAGTTTTAACAGAAAGTGACTTAGATAAATCAGCAGACCAAAACTTTTATGTAGCACAAGAGATTACAGACGACAGTTTAAGTACTATGAAAATTGGTACTGACGATAAGTTTGACGGTCAAAGTAAAGTAATTAAAGATTTAGCTAATCCTGTAAATGACCAAGACGCAGTCACTAAGTATTACTTAGAAAACACTTGGTTGTCTTCAGCAAACAAAACAGCTTTAACTACAGTCAATGCAAACATATCAAACATTAACGCTGTAAATTCAAATTCATCTAACATCAATACAGTAGCAGGTAGTGATACCAATATTAATACTGTTGCTACAAACATAGCTTCAGTAAACACAGTAGCTACAAATATTAATGATGTTATTGCAGTAGCTAATGATTTAGCAGAAGCAGTTTCAGAAGTAGAAACTGTAGCAAATGATTTAAACGAAGCAACTTCAGAGATTGATACAGTTGCAACTAATATAGCTAATGTAAATACAGTTGGTAATAATATTACAAATGTAAATTCAGTAGCTACAAATATTTCTAATATTAATGCTGTAAACAGTAATGAAACAAATATTAATGCAGTTAATTCAAACTCTAGCAACATTAATACAGTTGCAGGTCAAATCGCTAACATAACTACTTTAGCAGGAATAAATTCTGATATTACTACAGTAGCAGGTATTTCAAGTGATGTGACTTCGGTTGCAAACAATGAAACAAATATCAATGCTGTAAATTCTAATAGTTCAAATATTAATACTGTTGCAGGTGCAATAAGTAATGTTAATTCAGTTGCTTCAGATATTTCAAATGTAAACACAGTAGCTACGAATATTACTGGAGTAAACAGTTTTGCTGATAGATATAGAGTATCAGCTTCAGCACCAACTACTTCATTAGATGTTGGAGATTTATATTTCGACACAGGCACAAACACTATGCGTGTGTACTCGTCAGGTGGTTGGATTAATGCAGGTTCTTCAGTAAATGGAACAGCAGACAGATTTGAATACACAGCAACAGCTTCACAGACAACATTTAGTGGTGCAGACAGTAATGGAAATACACTTGCGTATGACGCAGGTTATATTGATGTCTACTTAAATGGTGTGAAGTTAGCAGGTGCAGACTACACAGCAACTACAGGAAATTCAATTGTACTTGCGAGTGGTGCTTCGGTAAACGATATTTTAATGGTGGTTGCCTATGGCACTTTCCAATTATCTAATTTTAGTATTACAGACGCTAATGATGTACCTGCATTAGGAACAGCAGGACAAGCATTAGTAGTTAATTCTGGTGCAACAGCTTTAGAATTTGCCAATGCTTCTTCAGCAGAAGTTTATGGTTTTAATACAAATTCGTCTGGTGAATTGATTGTCACTACGACTAATCAAGGACAAGACAATATTTCATCAACAGACTTCGCTAACTTTGATGATGTTTTATTTAGTGCGAGTGGATTTACATTCTCACTAAGCAATGGCGAACTAATAGCTACAATCTAATAAGGAGAAAAATAATAT